AAGGGATAAGAACAATACCATTTGGATTATTCCCACCTGGATTACGAGTAATTCTACCAAGCTTCTGTTGTTCATAGATTACAGATCCCCCGGGATTAATAGGAATTTCCATATTTGCAAACCTTGTATCGATACCTTCACCCAGTGTTTTACATGAAGCTAAAAGGTATATTCTACCTTCTTCCGGTTTATCAAAATCGGAAATGATACCTTCCCTGCCTCTAGTTTTAGAACCAACTCCTTTTAAGAATACATTATCTACGGAATAAATAGATTTCTTATCAGGAAATTCTTCAATAACTTTCAAGAAACATTTTTTGAATAGTTTTTCTTTCTTTGATAATTGATTCACCGTAGCCATATGATCTTTTTCTTCAACCATATTGTGAAATGTAAGAATATTCCAGTAATTATATTCACCACTAAAACATTCTCTGAAAATAGATTCAAACAGGTTAATATACATATCTTCATCATTCTTAGGGTAAAGCATTAGTTTCATTGTAAAGTCTTTTGAGATACCATCTTCTACTGCTTGATAAAATAGATATTCATATGCTATGGGTCCGCAATCACTATTTTCAGGATTTTCTCTATCATACATAGTTATACCATTCTTATTATCGGGTGTAGCTGTGTAAAATTCGGTTTTCTCTATTAACGCATTTAATTCATCATTCTTAAATACAACATTCTGAATATTAGAACCTAAGATATGATGCGCTTCATCATAATACAATCTATTAATACTTGTTTCGGTTTCTACAATAATATCCATAAACATTTCTAGTGATTGATAGGTAACTGTGAATAATTTCTTACCATTTTTTTTAAGATAACTTTTGATAATACTTTCTTTTGTAGTATAACGTATTATATCTGTCTTAATTTTTAATTTACTTTCTGAATCAGAACAAACAGATAAACAATGGTATTCTTTGAAATAATCCATAAAATCTTCACATAGTATGTAATCATTATTAAACTGATTAATCAATCCTAAAGATGGAAACACAATAACATTTACTTCGTGTCCATCATCGAAAATACTACATACAATAATACGTGTTTTACCGCCACCACACCATATATTAATCAATGATTTAATTAAACCTTTTTTGGCATTAATGCATTTTTTCTGATGTGAATATAACGATATATCCATATTAAATATAATATCTATATTATACTTAAATCAAATTTTAAATCAAATTTATTTAAAGTATTACCAACATGCATGATATATTGGGATGAGTTATTTTTACACGGTTGACGGTGTAATGTATGATGAAAATGATCAGATTGTCGAAGAACCTGAAGAATATGGAAATGAAGAATACAAAAAATTAAAAGCCGAATTTCAACGGAAAACTTATTTGGTTTTATGTATTGAAGAACCACTTGATACCGTAATAAGTTATAAAGATAATATTGTATTACATGATGATCATAGTGAATATTATGAATTTTCACATTTACCTGTATCAGAAGCAGTTGAACACATGAATGATTTATATATTGAAAGAGGTAATGAAGAAGCAATCACTCTTAGAACAGTATTAAAAGCAATGATGGATGATTATTTTTATTCTATCGACAATAAAGAAAGATATGAAGGTTTTAATCATGTATTTTTAGAAAGTATCGATTGTTTAAATCCCGATTATAATGATTATTCATTATGTTTAGGAAGTTAAATAATTACAGGGTTTTTTTAATTCCAAGATTTATATATTTAAGTTTTTTTCGTTATTTTAAAGATGAATTAATATTAAAATGATTATGAATATATTTAATATCTTCTCCCGATAAGCGTATGTTTAAATCTCCACCCCATTTACATAACCAACCATTAGTTGCATCATTATCATCATTATCATCAAATATGCAATGACTGATACTGTTTACATTTTTATGACCATGTGTTATATGAATTATATCTTGTGAATCTAACCATATACAATATCCTCTGTGTATACCTCCATTGATTCTAAATAATTTATTATTTTTACTTATTGTTTTAATATATGGGCTCCCATTCCAATTATTTATAAATCCATAGGTATTATTAAATTTATCTGTTAATGTCTTATTTTCATCGCTCCATATGATTCGCTGAATATCCATTGATTTACTTTTATACTCTATATCTTGGTCATTTTTATTATATTCTATTTTATCATTGTCTATCACTTCAATCTCCTCTACGATATTGTTAAGATAAAATTGTTTCAGATTTTCTAATTCTGTTTTTACCTCTGATTTAGTTTTTCCTTCGGTGTCATATTGTTTCCTTGATGCCCCGATACCATATGGTTCCCAATTTAATTTTCTTAAATATTCAGTTAATATAGGATTTTTTTTCTCTGACTTGCTTATACTATACGGTGTTGTTAACATTCCGATTTTTCCTCTCCCTTGATTATGGTTCTCTAATACTAAGAAACGTAAATCATCTATATTGATTAAAAAATGTGATTCTTTATGAATAGATCTTTCCCTAATTTCAATTTTATGAGTATTAAAAACATCGTATATTAATTCTTTTATCTGTCTAACTCTTATTTCTTCATCTTCAGATAGTCTATCATTTACATCAATATCTCTTAAACCGTAATCGGGTTTTTCGGTTACGGGAGGAATGTCATTCCATATTTCTCCATCAAGTAGATCAAATACTTCTTTAATATCTTCTATTTTACCCTTGAAAAATTCTCTCCGTGGATGAACTCTAATCATAAATTTTTCCATTAATTTATGAAGTTTTTTTTCTTTATCTTTCGGATTCATAACTTTTTTCGCGAATTCTATTTTAAATGTCGGTATCTTCCATGTCTCAGAACTGTTCGCTTCTTTTAATCTCTCCAATGGAGATCTCATCGTGACACCCACTTTATAGATATCTTTCATAATTTCAAGATTAGAAATACAATATATATATCCTTCTTCCATTTATATATCATTTTACATTTATTCTTAAATTAAATTTAATTATTATTCACCGAATAAAGACAGATATGAAGGTTTAAATCATGTGTTTTTAGAAAGTATTGATTGTTTAAATCCTGATTATAATGATTACAGAGTATTTTTAGGGAGTTAAATATAAAATCCCCAACTCTGACCTCTCCCTACACCATAATCAGTATGACCTATTTCATTTATGATATTTTTAATCTTTAATTCCGACCAGGCCTTTGTGGGACCTATATTCCAATCCTGTATTAAATTTATATCTTTAATAATATCGTCCATTATTATTAATGTTTTATCGTGAGATAACTTCTTACAATTTAATAAATCATTAATAGCAATTTCATAATCATGACCACCATCTATGAATATTAAATCGAATTTTTTACCGGTTTTAGAGAATTCGGGGACAGTAACCGAACTATTACCTATAATTAATGAATGTCTATTGGGATAAAATTTATCAATATATTTTTTACCTAAATTAACATAATCGTGTTCTCCAATATCGAAACTAACTAAATGAATATTTTCATTTGAAGATAAAAATGTATAGGCCGAATGACCCCCATTGAAACCTATTTCCATTACATTTTTAATATTTTCACCTATTACCGATTTTTTTAAAAAATTCGTCTGTTTTTCTACTTGCCCTGAATGACCTTCTGTGAAATTATTTATATTTAAAGATTTATAATATTCAGTTATATTCATTTATATTATCTTTTTATATCTAAGAACACTTTAAATAATAATACAGGGTTTTTTTAATTCCAAGATTTTTATATTTAAGTTTTTTTCGTTAAATTTAAGTTCAACTACTTAAAAATAAAATAGTTTGTAATAGTATAATATGGTTGATAAGGTTAATAAGTTTGTTTGTGAAAGATGTGGAAAGGGTTTCAAGCAACGCGGTCACTATAAATCGCACATTAATAGAAAATTCCCCTGTGAAATAATAGATAATAACAATAATATTGTTAACAATATTAATAATAATGTAAATTTGATTATTGCCAATAATTGTAATAATAATAATCTACTAATGAATACCTTTACAGAACTATTTGAATTTCTACAGAAAACCGATTTACCCATTAAAGAATGGATCAATAATCAATCAGGTCAAGAAGCTGGATACAGGCAAGAAGCACTCCTTAAACTGCTCGGTGGCCTCAATACAATCGATAAACTAAAACAATTTACTCCATGCTCTGGCAATTTTAATGAAAACACAATCAAGAAAATTGAAACTTATAAAGAATTATTCTTTGAATCTAATAAAGAAATTAATTTCCGAGGCAATGCGGGAGATTCATCCGATTTCACACTCATTGGATCCGAAAATGATAAACACATCCTCGCAATATCTTCTAAATTACTCACTTCAGAACACAGCGGTAAATTAGATATTGAAAAGATGAGTCTTTATGCTCAACAATATATTGATAAAGGATATAATGTATCATTCGGTTTCTGTGTTAAAAATAAAAAAGAAACCGATGACATGATTCAGAGGACACAATCATCTTCTAAGAAACTCGCTGAAATCTATAATAGAGAAGACACAATTGTTATTGATCACGAAGATCTAAAGGAAGCCTTTTACAAGTTCAGAGACTCATTTAAGAATACTCAATTATCGGAATTATTTAAATCGTATAAGAAACCATTAGTGTTAAAAATGCATCAGAAGTTAGGTGTTATGAAAACTATTCGCTTAAAAGAAGAAAAGATAGAAAAAATCCTATGGGGACACATCCAACGTTCCGGTAAATCATACATTATCGCGGGATCTATTATTGGAGATAGTGCGAATAAAGACACTTGTAATTATCTCGTTATTACAACTGCTCCGAATGAAACAATGGATCAACAGATTGAAGTGTTTAATTGTCTTCAGTTAGATGATTTCAATATCATTAAACTAAATGGAGACTACAATAAGAAAAATAAGAATCCAACCCTTAAAGATAAAAATATTATTGTGTGCTCCAAGCAATTCTTACAATCTAAGATTAAAGATGATTCCGAAAAAACTAATTCTATTCCTTGGCTGAAGAAGATTAAGTTTAATATGAGATTTATCGATGAATCTCATAATGGCGGAACGACTGAATTAGCGAAGAATACTCTTAAATATTATGGATCTAAAGCATTCACTGTTCAGATTACTGCCACTTACTCTAAACCATCGAATGATTATAATATTCCAAGGGAACACTGGATTCTGTGGGATTTAGAAGATATCAAGCTGTGTAAGGATATTACTAAAGAGGGAAATATTGATACTCTGGTTACAAAACATGGTCTAGAGATCAAGGATTATATTAATATGTATTCCCAAGAATCAATCGTGGATGAATATTCAAAATATCCGGAATTATTTCTTCTCACAGACAAGTTAACGGATGAATCAACGAGAGAAATCATTGCGAATACAAGAGATAATAATTATGGTTGGAGTCCCGAAGCATGTTTCCTGTTGAAGCAATCATCGGATATGAAAATTGAAGAATTTCAGAATGAAGAACAGAATCTGAATATGTGGTACAGAATTTTCGGTAAGAAGAATCGGTTCGGTATCCCTGATACTGAGTTCCCTGATAGTATTGTTTATATGGAACGCATTAAGAAGATATGTAAGAATCCTGAAATCAATTCTAGATACATTGGAGATACGGATGATCCTATGATTATTATGGCATTCTTGCCTCAGATGGATATTAATTTAATTTCATCTGCTACTAAAAATTTATTAGAGAAGAAGAAAGTTATTCCCGATTATGATATCATCTGTATTAATACGAAAACTACAGGAGATCCTAAAAAGAGTATTGAAGACGCAAGAATTAAAGCGAAGAATGAAGGAAAGAAAGGTGTGCTCGTGCTTTCGGGTAGGCAATGCTCATTGGGAGTTTCAATTCATAATTGCGACATCGTTATCCTTCTCAATAACAACATGGGGTTCGATATGATATACCAGATGATGTTTCGGTGTATGACCGAAGGTGAAAATAAGAAGGCTGGATTCGTCATTGATCCAAATATTCACCGAGTTATTTCTACCTCTGTTATTGATTATGCTTCAACGATTAAACCTTCTTCTCATCCTAGGAAGTCTTCCAAGTACATTTTACAAGAGAGACTAATTAACCTTAATGCCGATGATTGGATGCCGGAGTTCGGTAATGATCCATCCAAGATTACATCTCTGAGTGAAAATATATATAATATTTATGCTTCTAAGACAGAACAGGCTCTGTCTAAACTTTTAGAACGGATTAAGTATAAGGAGATTCTCCTTTCAAATGAAGAACAAGTGATTTTCAATGCATTATTCACAACTGGTTCAATGAATAAACTACAGAAAGAATTAGTTGATAAACTTTTAGAAGATGATGAAGAAACTATTAAAAAAGGAATTGAAAAAGTAAAAAATGAAAAAGAAAATGGTGATAATAACGAAGATAACGAAAATATAGACGATGAAGACTTCATTGATGACAAGATTGATAATGTGAATTTCATGGATATCTTAAAGCATATTATTCCTCTCTTATGTTTATTAACCATTCATGATGAAAATTCAACATCTTTCACAGATATGTTTACTAATATTGAGATGAATGAAACTATTTACAAAATATTATTAGACCAGGTTGTTTCCTGGTGGGGTGAAAAAATTAATAAAGATATTCTAAAAAAATTCGTCCGTGTTTATATTAAATATGTAACTGGTGATTCTGAAACCGAACAGATTATTAGGACTATTAAGGAATTATTCGTTAAGAACGTTGATAACAATAAAGAATTAGCAATTATTATTGGGAAATATCTTATCCCTCAAGAGTTAGAAAAGAAAAATAATGCCGAGGTCTCTACACCAATATATCTTGTTGATAAAATGTTGGATCTATTGCCATTAGAATTCTGGTCAAATGAAAAAACCGTTATTGATCCCTGTGTGGGTAAGGGAACTTTTACATTACCTATTATCGATCGATTTATGAAAGGTTTAGAGGATAAATATCCTGATAAAGATGAAAGATACAGGATCATTTTAGAAAAATGTTTATATTTCTGCGATATAAATTCTACGAATATATTCATTACGAAGTTACTAATTGATCCTTATAATCAGTATAAATTAAATTATCATTTAGGCGATTCGCTTAAAATAGATATTAAGGAAAATAGAGAACATTGGCAAGCTATTGAAAATCTAGATCTGTGTATTGGGAATCCACCTTATCAGTTACAGGTGGGACCTAAGAAAACTCAACCTATCTGGAATAGATTTCATTTAAAATTTAGCGAAGATTTAATGGAAAATGGTTACCTATGTTTAGTTCATCCATCAGGATATAGGAGTCCCACAGGTGATTTCAGGAATGTCCTTGAAAATATGAAAAATTATGATTTAAAATATCTGAATATGAATGATGTTAGTGAAGGGCAGAGAGTATTCAAATGCTCTACTAATTTCGATTACTATCTGTTAAAGAAGTCTCAATATTCTGGATCTACCGAAATAGTTGATATTAATAATGCGGATCATACTATAAATATTTCTGATTGGTATTTTATTCCTTCGGGGGGATTTACAGAATTATCTAAATTGATAGCGAAAGAAGGAGAGGAATTAATAGATACACTTCATTCCTATAGTAATTATGAAACTAGAAAACCGTATGTTTCCAAGGATAAAAAAGATGATTTTATACATCCTGTAGTTTATACTATTTCAGCGAGTAAAGGAATTCAGTGTCATTATTCTAAAAGTCGCGATCATGGTCATTTCAATATTCCTAAAACTATCTTCTCTAATGGTAAATCGTTAATTCACGCCGACGGTGGTGGTGACTATGGTATGACACAATTCGCATATGCAATAGTTGATGAATTAGATAACCTAGAAAAAATTAAGAAGGCAATGGAAACGGATGAGTTTAAAAGGATTATGGGATTCTGTGCTATTAATCAATCTCATCTGTACCATTATAAAATTATTAAATTGTTTAGAAAGAATTTCTATGAAGACTTTCTTTAGATAAAAAATTTACATATCACCATAAGTTCCTTCGCAAGTGGGAATATGTCTATTGTATTCATAATTAGAAATAAAAGTCCTTCTACATTGATAGCAGTATCTATCTCTTATTAATCCCACTCCTAATTCTTTTTTTTCTCTTTTACAGCATTGGAAACACGAAGAATTCTGACCCATTTAATATATTATATAATTTAATCTTTATTTCCTATTCCTCACTTTCTTCGTCTTCTTCATCTTCAGTGTAATTATTGATTTCGAGAGTAACAGAATATTTAAGGTTCCTTAGCAGATAAAATACTGCTATGAGATTAATGAAAATGAAAACGTTAAACAAGGACAAGTCCATTTCAGTCTTAAAATATTCAATGACATATGCGAAAATCCATATGATGAGAATGGAATTAATTTCTTCCATTTTATTTAGCTGTTGCTATGGTTAGCATACTTAATATCAAATTTAAAATTTGATATTAAATAAAATTATTGTATCAATAATTAAACAATGATTTACGAATACGAAAAATACATCTGTGCACCGAACGACATCAGGAAAACTATCGATGAATATGGTGTCGCGATTATTCCTTCTGTACTAAATGAAGGTGAAATAGAAGACATGAGAAAGGGAATGTGGTCTTATCTGGGTCACATAACTCAGAACTTTAATAAACCGATTAAAAAAGAAGACCCCAGTTCTTGGGTTGAGTATCATAAGTTGTATCCGAAGCACGCTATGCTTCTTCAGCAGTATGGTATAGGACATCATCAATTCGTATGGGAAATAAGACAGAATCCGAACGTTGTTAAAGTGTTTTCAGAATTATGGAATGTTAAAGAAGAAGATCTTCTAACAAGTTTCGATGGAGCATCATTTCATTTCCCTCCCGAAGAAACGAATAGAGGTTGGTATAGGAAAACATGGTATCACACCGATCAGAGTTATTTTAGACCCGAATTCGAGTGTGTTCAGAGTTGGGTGACCGCTTACGATGTCGATGAAGGAGATGCCACCTTAGCATTTATGGAGGGCAGTAATAATCATCATAAGGATTTTCAAGATATAATGGAGATTAGCGATAAGAGTGATTGGTATAAGCATAATGGCGAGGAGAAGTCTTTATATGAAACATTCGGTTGCCAAGAAAAACGAATTAGGTGTAAAGCGGGGGATATGGTTCTGTGGGATAGCAGGACTATTCATTGTGGAACCGAACCGATTAAGGGTAGGGACAACCGAAAGTTTAGGAATGTTGTTTATATCTGTATGTTGCCGAGATCTCTTTCAAGTGATGCGAATCTTAAAAAGAAAAAGAAAGCATTCGAAGAATTGAGAATGACAACTCATTGGCCCCATAAGCCTAAATTGTTTTCGGTTAATCCGAGGACATATGGAGGTCCTTTACCGAATGTTGTTGAGATAGATAAACCCGAACTGAGTGAATTGGGTAAAAGATTGGCTGGTTTTTAGGTTTTTAGGTATTCTATATCATCTTTTCTAGAATCTTAAGGATATCTATTATGACTCTACAATCCATATAATTGTAATAAATTATCTTTTTTATCTGTGGAAATCTTTTCAGAGGTATATTTTTTTCTTGTGCTATTTTAGAATATTTCTTGAATTCAACGAGAGCATCTAATCCTGATATATCATCTTCCCAATAATTATCTATTAGTTCTAAATTGTAAAGATTCTTAACGATCTCTTTTAATCCGTATCCGAAGCATCCCTTTATTCTGATTGGTTCTCCTTTAAAATAATAAAGAAGATCTATCATTTCAAGATTGGGAAATATTAAATCGGGATATTTCATTTTCATGTATTTCAGGTAAACTTTTTCGGCATTACCCCAATGATAAACTCTGATAGTTGAAGTAAAGTTATTATCGAGATAATTTATCCAATATTGGATTATTTTTTTTTCTTCTTCATTCGTAAGATCTCTTATAGTGAAATCTTTAAAAATATATTCATCTCTGTTTAAAATTGTCCCTATGATTGATATTCTAGGGTGTTCCAACTTCTTTTTTTCTTCAAAATAGCTTTCACTTTCATCGAAGTTAATAACACTCTCTATATCTAAAATAATTGAATCGGCTTGTTCTTTTATCTTTTCTTTAAATTCTCTGTTCTTAATTTTACGTGGTTCTATTTTTATTTCATCTTGTAAATTTATATCTATCATTTTCTGTTGGACGTATTCTGTATGATTTTCTCTTACTCTAAATTTATAAATATTCGTTAAAAGAAAGGGATCATCCCAGCATTTAATCCCCTCATTGTGAAGAGAACATCTTTTATTATATGAAATATTCCATATAAGAGTTATTTCTTTAATAAGATGAGCGAGGATAGTTTTTTCATCATTCCAATTTCCCTCTTTCCGGTTCATATTGGGATACAATTCTATAATACTTGGTTCGGGATATATCTTCCATTTATCGTAATTTTCCCTTAATCTCATAAGCCATCCTTTCGCATCCTTAACTGTGTATTTTAGATCTTCGGTTAATGGAAAAAATCCGAACCATTCTTTCTTGGGTAAAATATTATCCTTATGTCTGTATTCTTTTCCGAAAAAAAATCCCTTACCTTTAAGACCTAACGATGAATTAGCGACATACATCTTACATTTATGATAATAAATAGAACCATTATTAAGAATATCTGTTTTAGTAGAATTAAAATGAATATTCTTGAAAAGGATATCTATTATAATATATTCCGGAAGATCTATTTTTATTTCGGGGAATAATTCTTGGAAAACTTCTCTATGAAAAATTAAATCTGGTTTCACATAGAGATTCAGTGATTTATTATACAGATTAGAATTGTAAGCCACGAACTTTTCTTTTCCTTTTATTTTCATTTTTATCTGTACATGCTGTTGATTTTCATAAAAAAGTTCGTGATTTCGGATATGATCTAGAAAATTATTTATATAATCTTCCTTGTCTTTATTGATTTCTTTATAAAATATATTGGGTCTGTCTTTTTTAAAGGATCCGTATTTATGATGTATTAGATCGAACCAATCGCTCAGAGAATCTCTATTAATATGATTTTTTAGTTCATGATAAAAAAAACTCATTATATTCTTACCTTCGCATACTTTATATTTGCGTCGAAGCGCGTCCATCTGTATCCATTGGCGAATATTCTGTATTCATTTCTTCCTTTACCCTGCTAATGTAAGATTCGGTTGATTTAATTTTTCCGTCTTCGGTAACTTTTAGACGACTATCTTTCCACAGGAGTTCTTCTTGATGAAAATCGAATCCTGAATCATAGAGTTTAAGATAGTTTTCAACGATTTCTTTATTGCAGTATATCCTTGGTCCTTCCGGGCCTCTTCTTTTGGTCCACCCACACATTCTCCCGGCCAACCCTTGAATTTCCGACGAGTTGTCTTTTTTATTGGGAACACTTTCATGAACTGAACCGATAAATCGGTCGCTGAGAGTTTTTGATGCTCCCAGCATATTCTTGATAAGGATGAATGTGTGTTTTTCGGGTTCACGATCTAAACTCTTAAAGATCTTTTTTATCTGTCCAGGTGTTTTCGTCATATTAAGTTCTACAAGTTGTGACCCTTTCTTCAAGCATTGATTCTGTAAACACGTTTTAGTTAGAGAGTAATTATCTTTCCCTCGGGGCCCCGATGAAAGAGAGCGAATAAAATGAAATTTAGGATTACCCGAACACACTTCTGTAAAATAATTTTCGCAACCTTCTATTGTCATTAGATTGTGAGGATCCCTTAGACGATCTTCGTCTAAGAAAGTTTGAAAAGAAACATAGTTATCATTGAACCGGGGACACACCTTTCCATGGGTAGGCCATTTCTCGGCATCAATGAGAGTATTAGACGGCGTCGCTGATATCTGTAAAATCTTGATGTTTTTTTTTCGGAGTATCTCGGGATTGATATCAACCGAGTCTACGATTTTTCCCATAGTAAAATCTCGTTTATTCGCTATGTGACATTCATCAATGATAATAAGAATATCTCTGTCTTCGTTTTTTCGTTTTAGATTGTTTATTCTCTCCCCGAAGCGATGGAGAGTGTTCCTGTGAAAAACATTATTCCTCCACATTGGAAGAACTCTTTCTTTCGTCTGTTGTAACCAGGAACGATCGGACATCCCCGTTATGAAGAAAATATTTTTCGGACTGATACCTTTTTTTTTCGCCATGATGTAAGAAACGAATAACGAAACCCCGGTTTTCCCCCACTGTGGAGGCGCACACAGAGTCACGATATCGTTATGAGAGAAAGATTGAATAATCTCTTTCGCTACTTTTTTCTGAGGATCGTGGATCATCCTTGATTTTCTTTCCTTGTAAAGTTTTTTCTCTGAAATCCATTCTGTCTTGAGAGATGAGGACATCTTTCATTAAGTGTGTTAATAGTATCATTGGTTAGTCAATCAAATTTATTAAAGAAGATTTGAAAGTTTCATAGCACGAATCAT